CATGACCGACGAAACCCTAATTGAAATGGCTCTCAAAGCCAACTTTGCCCGCTCTGAAAATGGCGACTGGGTTTGCACTACGGAAAAGCTCAAGCGCTTTGCCGCTATGGTTGCCACTGCTGAACAAGACGAATGTGTGAAGATGCTTGAATACTGCGCGACGTTGGACCCTAACTATGTAGGTGTTGCGAATGCGTCAATAGACGAAATCCTTGCGAGGAACCCATGACCGACACCTTTGACACGCTAGAGGCACCTCCCGAGGTGCTTGCTGAAGCCCCAGCAGAGCCCATCGTCCAAGAGGGCTACTGCGACTACATGGTTGTTTTTGCTGATGAGGAAGAGGCCTATTCGGTCCTGTACGACTCAGCAACGGACGACGAAGGCAACGTGACGCTGACGCCCAAGTTCACTGCGGTGGACATGATCGGCACGATCTACGAGCCTGCGCCTGATCCGGTGCCTGAGAACTACAAGCCACTGCCGTACACGGGCTACCACGCCAACGTGCGCAACATCGGCCCAGCGCCTGTGCTGGATGTGTTCTTGGTAAACCCAACTCCCGTAACTCCTCTTCGTGTGTGGGCGTAAATCATGGCCGACCAAAAAGTCTCTGACCTGCCAGCGCTGATTGGTGCTAATGTTGCGCCGGGCGATTTGCTGTACATTGTTGATTCATCCGCTGGTACAGCAGGATCGAAAAAAATCACCGTTGGCGAGTATCAACTTGCGCCATATGACGCAGCAACAGCAACCGCGATTGGTTATCTTGACGCGTCAAAAACCCTGACATTCAATTCGTCGTTTGTGTTTGACGGCACAAACATGGGACTTGGTGTTTCCAGTCCTGCGGCCAAATTTGATCTTGGTGGTGATTACAAAGAAAAAGTTAACACTGCCAACACTGGAACAGCGTACACTATCAGTTTGTCAGACGGCACAATTCAGATTTTGACATTGACTAGTAATTGCACGTTTACCTTTCCCACTGCCACTGCTGGCAAATCATTTGTTATTTTGCTTAAGCAAGACGGCACAGGGGGCCGAACAGCTACATGGCCAGCAGCAGTCAAATGGCCCGGTGCGGCAAGCCCTGTGGTAACGTCAAGCGCCAACAAAATGGACAAGTTTGTGTTTACTGCTGATGGCAGTAGTTGGTTTGGTAGCAGCGCGGGTCAAAACTATTCTGTTTAACAGATATGTTTAGCTCTAACACATCTCAAGATATTCCTGCAAGTCAACAGGAATATACCACGCCTGGTACTTATTCTTGGGTTTGCCCGACCAACGTCACAAATGTTTCCATAGTTTGTATTGGTGGTGGTGGCGGTGGTGGTGGATATGGTGCTCCTGATGCAAATAATAACGGCGGAGGAGGGCAAGGTGGTGCCGGTGGTGGACTTGGGTACAAAAACGGTTATCCTGTAACTCCTGGCACTTCGTACACAGTTGTAGTAGGTTCTGGCGGCACTGCGGGTAGCCCATATAGCCAAGGAAATAATGGCGGAGATTCTTATTTTGTCTCAACAAGCGTAGTAAAAGGCGGTGGTGGTAGTGGTGGTTACGCTGGCGTAAGTGGTGCAACGTCTTATGCTTCCGGAGGAACTTATACAGGTGATGGCGGGGGTAGTGGTGGAGGCACCAACGGTAACTATGGCAGTGTTCAAGCGGGTGGCGGCGGTGGGGCCGGCGGCTATTCCGGTGCGGGGGGCTTAGGCACAGGAGATGTAAGAACATACCCTAGCCCTGGAACTGCACCAACAGCAGGAAGCGGCGGGGGCGGTGGTGGTGGAGCTGCGCCGTCTAATGGATCCGGTGCAGGCGGCGGCGGGACTGGGTTACTTGGTCAAGGAACTAGCGGGGCGGCTGGTACTGTGTCCGGTAGTACAGGTAATGGCGGCGGCGGTGGATCTTCTGGTTCTACAGGGACAAGTTCTAACACGTCAACATACATTGCTGGAAACGGCGGCGCGTATGGTGGGGGTGGTGGCGGAGCTTCGGGATTGGATTTGTTGGGTACTGCTGCTGCCGGAGCATCCGGGGCCGTTCGCATAATTTGGGGGTATGGTAGAGCGTTTCCTTCTTCTAACACTGGCAACGTCTAGCATTGCTTGCACCGTAAATTTTTAAGTGCTACCATAAAACGTACTGGCCCGTTGACCAGGTTTATCAAGGCCCGCACATGAGCCAAGAAGTCGCAGCGGAGATCGACACCGCACAAGCCGCACCGGAACCCACGGCAGTTACGGAAGCGAATCCTGTTGAACAACAGGGCACTGAGCCGGAAGTCGAACAACAGACGAAGACGTTTACTCAAGAAGAGTTGGACGCCATCGTCAAGAAACGGCTTGATAGAGAGCAGCGTAAGTGGGAGCGTCAACGGGCACAGCAGCCCGTGGCTGAGCAGTCTAGGCAACTACCGTCTGCAGAGCAGTTTGAATCGACTGAAGCCTACGCGGAAGCGCTGGCAGTTCAGAAGGCCGAACAGCTACTTGCACAGCGGGAGATGCACAAGCAGCACACCGAACTGCTGGAGGCTTATCACGACCGTGAGGAGCAAGCTAGGGACAAGTACCAAGACTTCGAGCAAGTCGCGTACAACCCCAAGCTGCCCATCACGACCGTCATGGCTGACACCATCCGTGCATCTGAAGTTGGCCCCGACGTAGCGTACTACCTCGGCACCAACGTCAAGGAGACGGAACGTATCGCTCGCTTACCGCCCATCCTGCAAGCCAAGGAAATTGGGAAGATTGAAGCCAAACTGGCCGACAATCCGCCCGTCAAACGAACCACATCTGCGCCAGCACCCATCACACCTGTAACGGCCCGTGGCAGCAACAACAACCCGTCCTTTGACACGACTGACCCACGTTCCATCAAGAACATGAGTACGTCGGAGTGGATTGAAGCTGAACGAGCCCGCCAGATGCGAAAGATGCAAGCTCAGGCAACTCGCTAAATTTGAAAGGAGCCCGCTGTGGCCAATAGTATTCTGACCATTGACATGATCACCAGAAAGGCTCTGGAGATCTTGGAAAACAACCTGGTGATCACGCGCAACGTGAACCGCCAGTACGACGACAGCTTCGCTGTCGAAGGGGCCAAGATCGGCTCCACGCTGCGTATCCGCTTGCCGGACCGCGCTCTGGTGACTGACGGCGCCGCCCTGCAAGTGCAGGACGACAACGAGCAGTTCACGACCCTGACGGTCGCCTCGCAGAAGCACATCGGCGTGAACTTCACGTCCGCCGAACTGACGATGCAGTTGGACGACTTCGCAGATCGTGTACTGAAGCCTCGTATCAGCCAGTTGGCCGCCAGCATCGACGCTGACGTCGCCAACGCCTTCCGCACCATCGGTAACTCCGTGGGCACCCCCGGCACCACGCCGGCCACCTCGCTGGTTCTGCTGCAAGCTCAGCAGAAGCTCAACGAGAACGCCGCTGTGATGTCGCCCCGCTACGCTACCGTCAACCCGGCTGCCAACGCCGGTCTGGTGGAAGGCATGAAGGGCTTGTTCAACCCGACCGACACCATCAGCAAGCAGTTCAAGAACGGCATGATGGGCACTGGCGTGCTGGGTTTCGACGAGATCAATATGTCTCAGTCGATCAAGCAGTTCACGACCGGCACTCGCGGCGCAACGGGCAACACCACCTCTGCAGCGGTTACCGCTGAAGGCGCGACCTCCATCGCGCTGACCGTGGCGTCTGGTGCCACCATCCGCGCTGGTGACGTGTTCACCGTGGCTGACTGCTTTGCGGTGAACCCGCAGACCCGTGAGTCCACCGGCTCGCTGTTCCAGTTCGTGTCTCTGACCGATGTCACTGCCAGCGGCACCGCCGTTACCGTGACCGTGGCTCCGATGTACTCGGCCAACCACGCGCTGGCCACCGTAAACAGCCTGCCTGGCAACAGCAAGGCTGTGGTGTTCGTGGGTGCTGCATCTACGCAGTACGCTCAGAACTTGGTGTACCACAAGGATGCCATCACGTTCGCCACCGCCGACCTGCTCCTGCCGCAAGGCGTGGACATGGCCAGCCG